TGTTGCAACCCGTCGCATCTTAAGGTGTTTGGGATTAAACCTGAACCCCCCAACACAAAAATCACTACAATAGATCTAAGTTATGGCAACATCTTTCAAACCCACAGCAAAGCGCTCTGAAACCCTGGCCACTGCATATCACGTTCCTAATCCACGTTATTTTGCGTGGGTATCAATCGGTGCAGAAGTACATTTTTCTGAGCCGTATGACACCAGGGAAGAAGCAGACAACGAACGGCGCTGTATTGAGAAACGTCTTAGCTATGAATTGATTGAAACAATGGAAGGGGAGGGTTGCTATCCCGAGCGTGTTAAAATTATGGAAGAATTGTATGTAGCCAGCGGTAGAACAAATTGCGTCTACACCGGCTTAAATATGGAAAATGAGCCGCTTTCTTGCCACTCTTCCCGAGAATTTTGGATTTTTTAATCTTGGAACCGTTGAAAGCTATCCTGCTGGAGGTAGCGGGCCAACGGCTTATGGCTCCACAGGCGTCTTTGGTTCAACACCATTGCCACCAAGGCCTGGCGACAACTTAAACTCTGCAATTGATATTGGTAGTTTTGATAATGTTTACCGTAGCCTTACGATAAGAAACACACATGGCGGCAACAGCCGGATTCAAACTACATTCTATACATTTACACTAAATCGCACGCGATCCGTACAATTTGTACAGGATTATGGCGAATTTGCGTACACGTCTAATACCAATAGGAATACTTTGCTGTCCATTTATGTTGTTGAAGACGGAAATCATCGCAGAGAGTTGCCGATTAATAATAACGGTTTTGTGTGCAACCAAGCCAGCCTTAATTATGACGAAGGAGATGATACCCCATTAAGTGATTACAACACTACTCAATTAAACCCAGGTACATATATATTCTTGATAACAAACGATATTCGTTACCTGGAAACAACGTACAGCATCACAATGCAAACATCAATTACTGATTGGCGGTATGTTACGGAAGGAATTATTGATCGCTTGGATTTTGGTGCAGTTGCTGCACCGGTCACGGCATCACTTGATTTTGGTACCGTGAAGTAAAACCTCACCTGCTAAGCTGTCATCAGCCGCTCACTTTCCATGGAACACATTTCCTTGGCCCAGTTTGAAGAGTATTTTGATGAAATCATTGCTCGCGTAGTTGATGACAAGGTACACTATCAAATCACTACAGACGAGGGGCTATCTGTAGTGCTACTACCTATTGAATCGTATGGCGTATTAAAAGAAACTTATAACTGCGCTTTTGATCTTGCCGATGAAGAACTTAATTAAAATTTACGCTGTTTTTTGCGAATCTTTTATTTCTTGCGCTGTTTGACCATACACCCAAGATGGTGGCACGTAATCAGGAGTCCCTGCACTGGCCGGTGGTCCTGCTGCAGCACGATATTTTGCTTTTTGCAGCAAATCGTCTGAGACTTGTTTGAGCGAAGGGGAAGCCGCTTTGGGTAAACTACCAGCGTAAGCAGCTGCAGACAGGGCTTCTGTATCCAGTTGGCGCTGACCAATTTGCGCGGGGGTTCCACCTAGGGTATTTGATTCCGCGATGGCGGCTTGCGTTTGGTCGTACAAACGCTTACCATAATCCGCAAGAGCAATGTAAGCTTCTTTAGGGTTTTTATTTTGATAAACCGTCGGAGGAGGTGGCGGCGGGCTCATCACAACTGTTGGTGGGGTCGGAGCACTACCACCCATGATGCTTACCTCTTGACATGCACTTCTATGCTGATTCTATCCGAAACAAACCCGTACAAATGTTGAATGCCAATCACGCCAGATGGGAACAAAACCAAAATCAAAAGAAGTTCGGCCCAAGTCAAAGACTTTTTCATAGCAGTAGTCCGTTTAAGCAGGAGTTTAGCGCACTTTTGGAATCATTGTCCACCAAAGCGCTGGAATATCTTATGACCAGCCAACAGAAAAACATGGCTAAAGCCTTATGGGAGGCCTGCAATTACGGCAATAGACCAAAGCCAGAGAATTTCAAGGACATGGAACCATTACGGGATTACCAAATTTGGGTGCTTGCCATAGAGCATGAGCAACAATGGGTTGCCAAAACCCTTTCCAAAACGCAGAAAAATTGTTAAACTACTGTCACAAAGCAATTTTTCCGTGATTGAGCTACTGCCAAATGAAGAGGATTCCCCCAGCAACTTTGATTTCTTGGAAGAGCCCGATTCACGGCGACACCAATATCTTAGTTATAGGTTCAATAAGCTGGATATTGACGGGGTTACGGTAGAGAACCATGAGGAGAAACTCGTACCGTCCTTGGCTCAACAAGTCGAAATGTTTATCCCGCCGTCAGGAAGTTTTGAGGATGCTGATTTACGTCGTTACTTGGAGTTGGTAAAAACTTATGAAACCAGCAGCAATGACCTAGTCCTAGGCCTTTCATTGGCAGATCAAATCCGAATTACTTTCAGTGACATGAAACCAGCTACCATTTGTGAACGGTTTCCTGATATTGACTTGGCAACAAAACGCCGTTATAGGTGCGTAGCTGAATATTTACTGCGGCAAAATGAAATCATGAAGTTACGCGATGAAAACGGAAAGTTAATCAAAAAAATTGGAAACATGCAGAAAATGGTTGTCATTTATCAACCGTTACCCAGAATCCGTGAAACGTTGAAGCGTTCTGGCCTGGGTCATTTTGTCAAATTTACGCGAGAGGAGTTGGAACAGCAACGAGCCCTTGCTATGATGTCGCCAGTTGAAAGGCAAACCCTTGGATAAAGATCGGAGTCAAAAAATTTCAAAGCTACTGTTTACTGCACCATCAGAAACAGAGCAAAAGATGGCTGAATTGGTCTTGGAAAGGATTTGCGTGGATATGGCCGAGCATTACTTAAAGATGTACTCAAATGAAGGCCCCGGCGCCTTGATCTATATGCCTGAGGCAGAGCAAGAAAATCAAGCTTTTTACTTGACGCTTCCCGCGCTATTGCAAGCGCAACATGACTTTAAATCAGAAGACCAAGCAGGTCCAGCGGAGGTCATGCGGAAAGCCGTTGTCGAGGCAGAAGCCCTTGTCCCAGGCAAAAGCGCTCTATTTATTATTCAAGATTCAAAACAAATGCGTTTAATTAACTACAAAATTGATCAAGAAAAGTCTCCATTATTTCTTTGATAAATGGTCTTAAAATTACCACCAAGCATAAGGTATGCACGGTACAAAGCGGCTTCTCACGTCTATTCACTTGACACAGACTGGCTGACACCTGTTGATTATTTACCTTACATCGACGCAGTGCTTGGTGATATTGATTTGGACCCATGTACTACTGAACGCGCCAACAACGAGTTTCTTAAAGCCAAGCAAATTTATACGCCAAAAGAAGACGGCTTGAATATTGAAGCGCCTTGGTGCGGTGTTACTTATATGTTTCCGCCAACTTACGGTCGCTGTTCATGGAACAAAATACGAGGCACTTATAGGTGGGGGCTACATAGTGGTAGTAATTCATCTTCACCAGCAAAAGCTTGGTTTTTGCGTTTGGAACGTGAATGGAAACTGCGTAACATACCGGAAGCAATTATGTACGCCACAAACCATGAAACTCTTCGTACCTGCCAACAAATTTGGAACTATCCTGTATGCATACCAAAAATTCGTCCATACTTAATACATGGGAGGACTTTTGAATTTTCTCGTACACCTTTGACTTGGGGGTATTTTGTTTATTTGCCACGGCTAGAGTACGGCTTTGATCAGGCCACTCGCTTCAAAGAAGTATTTTCTGAATTGGGTGCCGTTATTTGCTAAGAGGGTTGTACGCGGAAAGGGTTACGGTAACTCACTTGCATATCTGTATTAGCCATATTGCCCGGCATTTCACCAACTGCAACAGTACCTCCCATGGCAGGCATAACTACACGGCCTTGCTGCTGGCGTTGGTTGCCAATAGGATCTTTATCGGCAAGTCGTTTTTGCTGCACGTATTGATTTAAGAAATGCTGTCCGGCATTATTGTCTTGCGCCGGCTTCATGCCACGATAACGGTTGTCAACACCGTACCCTTGACTTCCTTGTGGTTTCATGTAGTATATTCTGACAGCCCTGAACACAGATGTCCGCCCAAACCCAGCTTGAAATTGCGCGCGTTTGCGACGAAATTAAAGAGCTACTGCTCAGTAAAAACGAAAAATATGGTGATGCTGCATTGAATCCTGCACGTATTTTCAGTCAGGCATCGACAGAAGAGCAAATCTTGGTGCGAATTGACGATAAATTGAATCGAATCCAGAAAGGTGTTGGCTTGCTTGCCACCGATGAGGATGTCATCATGGATTTGATTGGTTACCTTGTTCTTCTAAAAATTGCCTTTAAGCGCAGGGATGTCAGTACAAATGGACTATGACGAGATTATTTACCACCTCACTCCTGAGCTTCAGTTGATTGATTTTTTGGATCAGCTGACTTCAAAAAATTCTTGGGTGAGTCCATACCTCCTGGAACAGTGTTCCAAATCCGCCAAAATCGACGAAGAACTTCCCCATTTTGATCCCACTCCACCAGTTTCCGCTCCAGGTACTCCATTGCTTTGATCTGATTCGGGGTTTGATTGTAAGTTTCCGCTACATTAAGCAAACACTGTTTTAACTTGCATTTGTGTTTGTATAGCGTAGGGATCTCTTTGTCTGGCGCCAAGAACATATTGAGTTCTGCCCGGCGACGTTGCAACAAAAACGGCGCTCTATTACGATAAACAGGGTTGATATACGGTGACCATTCTCGAATGATGTCATTCTTATTTGCCCGTTTATTAATTAACTCCAGTAATTTGCATTCTTTAAATTTAGGGATGCCAACACTGTGTGCATAACTTAAAATTGCCCCTTTCCGCTTGTCATTCAACGGCATTTGCACATAATGTTCCACCAGGGTGGCAAAGGGTTTCAGGTCTTCAATAAGTTGCTCAACGCAATCTTTTTTGGTTACTTTTAATCTTGGCCCCACGCGACGGCCAAACATTGTATTGCTGGCATATCCAATACGCCATTCCTTATCAAAATTATCCTTATATGGGCAATACATCTCCATACCGACATGCGTGCGCATGCTGGTATAAAAAACTATTAGCTTGATTCCGTATTGATTTAAAAAAGAGGAAACTGGTTCTTTGTTAGGCGACTCTGGCGCTTCCGCTGTACTCAACGCTGTACCCCGTGAACGTCAACATCACAATATACACCTGACCAGCACCGGAAGTGGTAGCACCTACAATACCTTTACCCTTACCGGCTTTGATGATGTTACCAAAAGACGTGTAGCCAGATGGAACCGTCAAAGCAGTACCGTCTTGGCGAAACAGCTTGATGGATTCCACACCAGTGGAGCGGTCAATTGTAAAGCTAAGGGTACCGTTAGTAGCGCTAGAAGTCAGCTTATAGAAACGGGTATTCAAACCACGATGACCGCCAGGGGGATTGTGCCCCAAGTAAGTGACCAGGGTACCGCTATCAAGCGCTTTTACAGCACCGGTATCGAGGGTACCTTTGATGGAGTAGTTAGTGGTGGCCATGGGATCAAGAAATTTGGCTTTCGGTTAAGAATTTGAGGTTGATATCAGCATCAATGCCGTGATCTTTGAGAATACTCAAAAACATTTGGCGATCGATCATCTTTTGGTGAAAGAGATCAATGAAAGCTTCTTCAAGCTCGTCACGGTCAAGATCTCTGGCATACAGGGCTGCGGCATGAATTTGAAATTCCGCATCCATGGGCAGTCCCGAAACTTCCGAGTTCATTGGCCGTCCAATACTGGATTAATTCTAGCAGCAATTATTTAAACGGTGTAGCGTTGTGGCTGTGCAGCCATACCGCTGCTACCAACATAAGGGTGACGCCCAATTGCTCCGTTAGCATCAATGACGGAAGTAGTGGTCCCTCTTATATCAGAAGCAAAAGAGGGGACATCTGGGCCGTCTTCAAACATCCTGGGTGCAAAAGCCGGCAACCGCTCAGTAACGTACTGGTTTAAAAAAGCTTTACTATCTTGATGATTCATGCCGGTTTGAACGATAATTGAAAGTGAGGAAGCTTACCAGATACGAGCTGGCAAAGACAAAGGCTACCAACAAAATGAGGGGCATGACTTGCCGTTACTTACTTAATCCTGTAACATTTTAACCAACAACAACTTACAAAATGGACATTGAAATACTATTGAGTCACGCCATCGCCAGTGCCTGCATGGGGGTCAGCAAAAAACAAGTTATACGGTTCCTCGAAGAACACAATGCAGAAAAAACCGCGATTCCAATGCTGATAAAGGCGATGGCATTCAAAGAAGAACCCGACGTAATTGATTATGAATACTTATACGATCGACCCATTCGGACCGATGCTGTCAACCATGCCCCGCCGGGCTCCGGGGTCAAACTTTATTCTTTAGATAATTTCTTGGCACCAAAAGAATGTAAAGATTTGAGGGAGTTGATTGAACAGGAAAAAAGGCGCTCAACTGTTGCCGATCCAGATGATAGTGGGCTAGTTGGTAACTATCGAACCAGCAGCACTGCCAGCCTTTCTCAACTCACACATCCTGTCATCAACATTGTAAATAACAAATTGCGCGATCTTCTTGATTTAGATTTATTTCTTGGCGAGGCAATTCAAGGGCAAAAATATAAACCAGGTGAGTATTACAAGGAACACAATGATTACTTTCACCCTCGCACAGCTGAATTAAAAACTTACACAGAATGGATGGGGCAGCGAACTTGGACGACAATGATTTACTTAAACGATGTAAAAGAAGGCGGGGAAACTTATTTTAAGCGTTTGAATTGTAAATTCAAACCAAAAGAAGGTACTGTCGTGTTTTGGAGTAACTTGTATCGAGATGGCAAGGTTAATCCTAAAACGCTACACGAAGCCCTTCCGCCCATAAAAGAGGACAAGTACATTATTACTAAATGGTGGCGCAGCTGGGCCCTTATTTAGTTGGCGGCAATGCTGAATTGAACAGTTGCGTTAAAACCGCCGGTTTCGCTGAAAAAATTTGCCCTCACTTTTTTCATGGGAAAACCACTTACGTTGTACGTATATGTACCATCCTTGGTAATAGCATTTGAAATCATTGCCCCGTAATTGGATCCATCTAGGCTACCATCTAAGCGAACAACAATACTGGTATCAATGTCCGTAACTATGGCGGTTAAGGTATAATTTCGTGTTGAAAGGTAGTTGGGAACGTAAACCTCATACGCAGCTGTGACGCCAGGTATTGTAAGCGTTGGGGGGAAAAAGAATAATGTCTGTTGATAACCTTCAAAATAACTCATTGTGGATCGATCGGCAAATTGAATTGGCTAGCTACGTCCTGGAACCGATCGGGAGGCAGCAATTCCTTTACCAAAGCCT